AAATTACGAGATAGCAAAGCGCATACGGGAGCTGTCAGAGATATCAACGAGGGTGCGCGCGCGCAGGATCGCGCGAACGGAGACGCACACATCGGCGAACATGGGTATGGAAGAGGCTGCGCGATCAACGGGTATCGTGAAGCAAAAGGAGTGGAACGCGGCAGACGATGAGCGGACACGTGAGGATCATCGCGCGGCTGACGGCCAGCGCGTAGGTATAGATGAGCATTTCGCCGTGGGGGGCGAGCTTTTAAAGTTCCCTGGGGACCCAATGGGGAGCGCGAAGCAAATAATTGGATGTAGGTGTTTCCCAGGAAATATTGAAATATCAGGATGTTCGATCGAATCAATTATGCGGCGAGAATATGTAGGCGATTTAATCAATATTGTAACGATCGATGGGAATGAGCTTTCCGCAACCCCGAATCACCCGATATTGACTAACGATGGCTGGGTTCCGATTAATTCTTTGAAGCAAGGTGATTATATTATCACAAGCCGTTTTCAAAAGAGGGTTTTTGGTATCGACCCAGACATAAGCAACAAAAAAACCACGATCGATCAGATATTTAGTGCGTGTTCTAATTCTGGGGACACAAAAAGGATTATACGGAGCAGAGCTGATTTCCACGGCGAGATTCCCGACAAGGATGTCGATATTGTATGGCCCGACAATAGCCTGTCGAATAGGCTTAAAACCGGCTTGTTCGATCCATTCATACAGCTGGGTTTCTCCGATACCAATATGGGTGAGTTTGCTAAATCTGGATTCTGTTCCAGCCTTGCGTGCCTTAGATGTATTCTTTGTACGTTGTTCAGGGGCCATCTTGCTCATTTTAAGAATGTTGGCTTCGGATCGGCTTCTCGGCTTAATATCAGAATCGAGCAAACATTTAACGATATTTTTTCTCCAGACACCTGTCTTTTTATAGATAGCCAAAACGGAAAAACCGGAATTGAACAATTCTATAATTTCGTCTCGGATTTGGTCCCGTTGTTTTTTTCTCCACAAAAGGGCAGATTGTCGGTGATCCCTTATTTTGATTTTCGATTCTTTAAGTACCCTATAGACAGTATTTTGACTACAACCTATTTTTTGGGCAATTTCGTCCAGAGAGTTTCCAGCATCATAGGCTTCGATAAAGTCATTTCTGTTGAAAGGGAGCCTTTCGAGGGCCATGTTTATAACCTCCATGACAAGAAAGGGTTTTTCGTGGCAAATGGAATATTGACGCACAATTGCGTTGAGTTATTATATACGGATTAAAGACGTAGGTCAATAAATAACGGCGGAGGTGGGGATATGGCGAAAGAATGGAAGGATGTACCGTTTGAAATAAAAAAAGAGGACATATCGGAAGAAGGGATGTTTACCGGATACGCCTCCACGTTTGGCGGAAAGCCCGATTCCTATCGGGACATTGTGGTCGAGGGCGCGTTCAGGGAGACCCTTGAAAAAGGGGGCCGCAATGGAACCGGGGTTATGATGCTGTGGCAGCACCAGAATGCACAGATTCCTGGTCTCTGGGTTGAGCTGTCCGAGGATAAAAAAGGGCTTCGCAACGTCGGGCAATTAGCCCTTGAGACAGCCCTGGGGCATGATGTCCACGTATTGATGAAGCTGGGGGCGGTAAAAGGAGAGTCGATTGGATACGACGCTGTTGAGTACGAGATTGACGAGAAAAACCGCCTGCGGTATTTAAAATCGATCATTTTATGGGAGATATCCCTGGTATCGTTTCCCGCGAATACGCGGGCGCGGATCACCGGGGTGAAGGCTTTTGAGGATGCACAGACTCCACGACAGCTCGAAGGAGCCCTGCGGGAGGTAGGGCTTTCACACGAGCAGTCGAAATATATCGTTAAGTTGTGCATGCCGAGTCTGCGGGAAGCAGACACGGAAACCTCGAAGTGGAAGTCAATCGTTGAGGATATCAGGGGTGCCGTATTCATGCTCGATCAGTATGTGCCGAAGAGCATGCGGAGCGCGACATCCGAGGATATCCTTGCTTGTCTTAAAACAATGAATAAATAAGGGAGAAACCAATGGCCGAACCTAATACCCCTTTGGTGCCGAATCCAAACGAGCCGGATGTTCGGGCGCAAGTTATGGCCCAGCTTGGGAGCCTGCAGGGCAAGATGACCGAGAAGCTCGATGCGGTCAACAGAAATTACGAGGAGTTGAAGACCCTGCTTGATCAGCGCACGAACGATGCCGTGTTAAAGGATCGCGTGGCGAAATTCGCTGAGGATATCACCACGCGGATCGAGGGGATACAGACCGACGTCAACAAGCGGGTCGATCAGGTCGAGGTAGCGCTGAATCGCACAAAACTCTCAGGTCCCGGTGATGGAACCCCGGACCTTGCGAAGCAGCAGATGGTGCGCGACTTTTTTCATTCGACCCTGGTTGGGTCGGGCAAGGCAGTGAATTTCCGGGGTCGCGAATCTCTTGAGAAGAAGGGTTTTTTCACGGATTATGAGACGTACAAGACCTACCGGAAAAGCTTCGAGGCATACCTGCGCGCGCAGGATGTGAAGCTCATGGAAGAGCCGGACCTGAAGTCCCTGCAGGTCGGGGTTGATCCCGATGGTGGCTATACGGTCACCGGAGAGATGTCAAACGAGATCATTACCCGGCTGTTCGAGGCAGATCCGCTTAGGGCGCTTGCAAACATCGAGACTATTTCGACGGGCTACATCGAGTGGCTGGTCGATTGGGGCGATTTCGGGGTTGGAATTGAGTCGGAGACAACCGCCGGGGCCGAAACAGCATCCGGGAACGTGTGGAAGAAGAAGAGGATTGACGTATTCACCTTGTACGCTAAGCCCCGCGCGACGCAGACCCTGATTGAGGATTCCCGGCTGAACATCGAGCAGTGGATTGCCGCGAAGGCAGGAAACAGGTTTGGGCGATTCGAGGCCGCATTGTTCACGACCGGAACCGGCGTTGGGCAGCCCCGTGGGTTTTTGACCTATGGAACCGGGACCGATTGGAACACGGTTGAGCAGATCAACATGGGTCACGCTACGCAGCTCACCGCTGACGGCTTTGTGAAGGTCAAATATGGTCTCAAGGAGTTTTTCCTTAATTCGACCAGGCTGGCATGGCTGATGAACCGCTCGTCGGTGTCGGCGGCAATGCAGCTGAAAAATGGCTCCGGGGATTACATCCTCAAGCCGGCCATGCTCGCAAGCGATCCATCGACGTTTATCCTTGGATCCCCGGTCAAGATGGGTCCCTCAATGCCTGCTGTTGCAGCAAATAGCCTGTCGGTGATCATTGCCGATTGGCAGGAGTTTTACACCATCGTCGACCGGATTGGGATCACCATCCAGCGTGATCCGTATACCGTGAAGCCGTTTGTGGAGTTCTACACGCGGAAGAGGGTCGGCGGTGATGTCGTGAATTTCGACGCAGGCAAGATCGGAAAAATCGCGGCATAATCAGTCGATCATAAACATGGGGATCCGTTTTTATATGGCAACAAATCCTGAAATTGGAGGATACAATGAGGGACCTATACAGTAACTTTGCATTTATGCAGGCATTGAAACCGCAGGACTTGGTCGGTGGTGCGACGGCAACGGGTACCACAATTGACCTTGTGGGGTACAATGGCTGCACGTTTATTGTGAACGTCGGTGATTTCGCCGGAGGTGGTGCAATGTCAGCCGACAACAGGCATCAGATGGCCATCCAATTCGGCATCCCGAGCGCGGCAGGTGTCTCGGCGTGGTCGGATGTAGCCTATGGCTCGCAAATAATCACATCGCTGTTTTCCGAGGGCCAGGCATTGACATCGGGCATAGTGTTGTCGCTCGATTCATATACCTGGTCCGACACGGTGATCGCCTTCGGGGTCAAGAACATCGTCAATTCGCTGCATCGGTACGTCCGGTGTTATTGGTCGGAGGCTGGGTCGGCGTCTACCGTTTCGGTTGGCGTCGTGTGCCTCCTTGGGTATCCGGCTAACTGGCCGGTTATGGAGCCGATGAGGTAAACCCGAAAACGTAGCAAGTTGATCGTTTGGTAAAAATCTATTCTGGGGCTGGGGACACAGCCTCAGCCCCAGAATTTTTTAATGGAGGTAACACATGGCTGATGCGACCTATCAGACCAAAGTCTATTTGAAGCAGGGCGGTGAAGAGCATGTCATCGCGAGCGGTGGCACGCAGACCGTTGAGTCCGGCGGTAAGGTGGAGATTGAATCCGGGGGCGAGATCGAGGGGCAGTCCGGCGGGAAAATGGACCTGCAGGACGGGTTTCTGTTTTATCTCAATGACACATCGACAACGGGTATCAATGTGCTCAAGTATGTCATTTACAGCGAGATCACGCTTACCAATTATGTCTCGACCGTGAGCGTGCTGACGGTGTCGGTGTTTACCCCTGGGTATGGGCATTGTTATTTCAGCCTTGCGGCGGGGTGCTCGAAGTGTTCGATCAATCTTCCGACAGCATCTGCGGGCATGACGTTGACGCTGTATATGTCGGGGTGCGAGTCGAATGTGGGCGTGTCGCTCAAGGCTCAGAGTGCCGGAGGGGCTTCATGCGTGAACCTGTCCGGTGTTGTTGTCTCATCGATCAATTTCAAGAAGTCCAATACAGCGGTGAGCACAATCATCCTGAAGTGCTTCACGGATGGATATTGGACTGTGCTTGACGTGGGCAACGAGGCAACGGTCAACTATACCGCATAAAGGGGGGTGATTGCGATCAAGTACCGGATGCTAAAAACCGAACGTGGAGCCCCGGATGGAATCCATATCGTGACGTTCCACGAAGGATCCCAGTACGATGAGGGAGAGTTTGGGGGGGATTTGTGCGCCGTATTCTTACGGGAGCGGTTCATGACTCCAGTTGTAGACCGCGAGAGTGAGGGTGATATGATGGGGGAAAAGGCGTTACCGGGTCCATCGGAGAAGCAGGCGTTTACATCGTCGCCGAACAACAAGTCCGAAAAGGAGCGGGAAAAACCGCGCGACGATAAACCCAAACGTGTGTATGCAAGGAGACCGAGATAACATGCTTGAGGAGAAGGATCTTGACAAGCTGGGTAACCTGACGTTTTCGGTTATAACGGCGCCAACGGTTGAACCGGCGACCGTGGCAGAGCTGAAGACGTTCGCCCGGATTGACACCACTACTGAAGACACCTTCCTTGAGCTTTTGATTAAGGCGGCGAGGGAGGCCTCCGAGTTCTACATGAATCGCGCCTTTTTGGAGCAGACCGTGAGAATACGGATGGACTACTGGCCCGAGGGAAAGGATCACATCGAGCTTCCTTTGCCGCCCTTTATTTCGCTGTCGAAGTTCGTGACAGTTGATGAGGATGATACGGAGACTGCTTACAGCGCAGATAGCTATTATATCGTGACCGATTGCGTACCGGCAAAGTTGGCAATCGTGATGGGTGCAACACCACCAACAAATGAAGATCGCGCGGTGGGCGGGATCATTGTTCAGTACATTGCCGGTTTTGGATCCACCGCAGCATACGTACCGGCGATGATTCGCCTTGCGGTGCAGATGTGGGCGACAAATGCATATGAGAATCGGGTTGTGGATATGAGCAAGCCGCCTGACGAGGTTAAGCGGCTACTTGATCCATATAGAGTGCTCAATGTATGACCTGGATGGCCGCAAAATTAAACAGGCGCGTCCAAATATGCCATAATGATCAATCCGAGGCTGCGTCCGGAGGGTTCTCGTTCGTAAAAACGACACTGAAAACCGTCTGGTGTTCGGTCAAACCTTTATCGGAGTACGCATATGTTCGAGGTGAAATGGCGGGGGAAGGATCGACGCACATTTTTAATATCAGACGCGGTGCTGTGGAATCTATCGGTGTTGCGTTTAGCACAGCGTTTTCCAGCGATTTCGACACTATCGCGGACCTCAATATGCTCAAGGCGGATTTTTTCCTATTTTTGGAGGAGGGATCAACCAGCAAAGGCCGGCTGTTTAAAATCGACAGGACGAAAGACAATGAGGAGCGCAAGGAGTATATGGTGATCATCGCGCGCGAGATGGAAGAGCGTGGCACGGGGTTCCCGGCATGAAAATTGATTTTGAAATGCACGGTCTTGATAACGCGATCATCCGGGTCCGGGATATCGACGATTCGGCGAATCAGACAGTGCTTAAAGCGCTTGAAGCTGGGGCATTTAAGATCAGGAATCGCATACTGCAAGCGATGAAGCGGACGCCGCGAACCGGTCGGGCATACCGCAGGGGGAAGCGCTGGCATATCGCCTCGTCTCCGGGGAATGCGCCAGCTCGCGACATGGGCGAATTGATGTCGCATATCATGGTTAAGTCGCGGATGCTCGAAGTGGAGGTCGGCGCAACAGCGGGAGCGCCATATTACAAGTTCCTTGAGTTTGGTACACGCAAGATGGCGCAGCGCCCGTCGTTGCTCCCCGCGATAAACGAAGAATGGCCGGGGATTGAACAGGACATTATTAACAGGTTGAATGCGTTATGAATATAACTCAATTGGTCACCATTATGAGGGCGGCAGACACGCGGTTTAAAAACCGGATTGGTGGCGCCCTCGATGTCGATGTCGCGCTCGATCAGACTGTGCAGGTTGATACGGCGTTTATTATCCCACGGGAAGAAACGGCGTCTGACAACGCGGAGGATCAGGGGATCAATCAGACGGTCACCGAACGTTTCGGGATTGTCGTGGTACTTGCAGCGGATAAGTCTGATGCCGACAAAACGGCATTTGTGGCGACAAGCGAGTTGCATGATGTGCGGGCAGAGATATGGCGGGTGTTTCTGAACCTGAATCTGACGGATACCGCCGGGAAAATCTGGACAGAATCCCCGATATTTTATGAGGGTATGTCGGTGCTGGGGTACAACCGGGCGAATTTATGGGTCATGTTTAAATTTGCCTATCGTATCAAAATTGATTCGGGCGACGGGGTCCCGGAGGATGCAGCGGATCTGTTCAATTCGATATGGGCGCAGTACCAGTTAACGGGAGGGAATGAGTAATGCCATTGCCGTTGCCGAGCGCCCAGGTAGATGCGGAGCAGAGGATCTTGCGGTCGCAGCATGGGTCCATAGTTGGGCCAGATGAGTATTATGTGGGGGATTACTATATTGATGGGGCTTATTATGGGGATATAGCTTTTAGCAATAATCCCTCTGCCGATTGGCCGTTTAGCCCAGGATGGCAGAATACCGCGATCGGTCAGTTTTGGGGTGAGCAATATCACTGCGTGATAGTTTTCCCGGACGTGAAAATCCCGCATGGGAAACAGATTGTGCAGGCGAAAGTTCGGCTGGTCGCCGCATACGCGATGAATCCGGCGCCCATTACTGCCGTCGATGCGAGGTTTTATAATATCAGGCTTAATAAAAACCCGGTAGCGAAGATACCTTTTTTGTCGTTAGAAGAGTGCCTTGGCCAACGGCTCACAAGCGAGTTCGCATTGTGGACGCCTATTCAAGAGGCTATATTGGCGAACGAGGTTTATTATACGTCTGATTTTTCAAACGCTTTGCAGGAGCTTGTGAATCAGCCAATGTGGGATTTTATGCATCCGGTTATCGTCAATTTTATATGCACGACGCCGGATAGTGGTATTACCTGGTTTTATACGTGTGATCCACCCTATGCATCTCGGGTAGCCATTATCCCGAGGCTTATCGTGTCGTATAGGCATTAAGAAGGCGCGTAATTGAGAGGGGGTTATATATGAGTGGGGTTTATAAATTTGTGGTGCCTCAACCGGGGCTTATCGTGCGTATGCCGGAAAACATGGCAGCCATTCCAGAGGCAGGGGCAACAGTCCCCTGGATAGGGCCGGAGGGACGATATTGGAGAAAACAGGCAAGGAATAACGCGATAACCGTATTTGATGAGCCTCCGCATTCGGAAGCGCAAGTGGCGAACAAGAAGCGGGTGCGAAAGGAGGATTAACCAATGTCGATATCGTTTAACAATATCCCGAGCACGCAGCGGACCCCTGGGTCATACGTCGAGGTCGATAACTCGCGCGCGCTGCAGGGGCTTTTCCCTAATCCGCACAAGGCGCTGATCATCGGCCAAAAGTTAAAGACTGCTGAAGGTCCGACAAAGCCATCCGAGACGCTAATTGCAATCACGTCGGATAGCCTGGCCGATGGTTATTTTGGCAAGGGGTCTCCGCTTGCCAGGATGTGCAATACGTTCAAAGCAATCAATCCGAATACGGAGTTATACGCGATCGCAATTTCCGACACCGGGTATACCGCGAAAGCATCCGGGACGATGCAGACATCCATCGCGATATCCAAAAATAATTTTTCATGTGGGGGTGGCGGGACCTTCTACCTGATGATCAACGGAACCGATGTCAATGTAACCATGGTGTCGGGGTGGTCCACAACAGACGTCAACAGTGCTATACAGACAAAGGTCAATTCGATGTCGCAACTTCCCGTGGTCGCTTCGACCAATGCGGCGTCGGCCTTAAATTTTATCGCCGTTGTCTCGGGTCTCAATGGCAATTATATTGATGTCAGGCATAATTATTATGCGCATCAGTCGTATCCGGCAGCGTTCTCCGGGGATTCGGTGCGTTGGGTATCCATGGCAAATGGTGCTGGTGCGCCTGATCTGGGGTCCGCGTGGACGATTATCGATAACGAGCAGTTCCACTACATCATCCAGCCATATACGGACTCGGCGAATCTGACGGAAATCGAGGACGAGCTCGAAAATCGTTTTGGACCCCTGGAAGACAAACAGGGTCATGGGTTCACCGCATACCCCGGCGCTCAGGCATCGTGTACAACGCTGGGTAACGCGCGGAACTCACCGCACAATACCATCGTTGGGTACAATTCAAGCCCGCATGGTCCCGAAGAATGGGCCGCTGCGCTGGGTGCTCAGGCCGCCTATTATCTCAACCAGGACCCAGCGCGGCCATTGCAGACGCTGCCGCTTACCGGGATTTTGCCGCCTCCTATTGATAACCGTTTCACAAGGACGGAGCGGGAGATCTTACTGTATGACGGGATTATGACCTGGTATGTTGACGCCGGGGGCCGCGTGCTGATCGAACGTTGTATTACGACGTACCAGACAAACGCCTTCGGGATCGTGGACCCCTCGTATCTCGATGTAAACACGCTGGCGACGCTGGCGGAAATCCGCTACCAATTCAATGCCAGGATGACGACAAGATTCTTGTCTGCGCGGTACAAACTGGCTGACGATGGGTTCCCTGTTCAGCCGGGGTCGTATGTGGTAACGCCATCGGTTGTTAAGCAGGAGATCGTTGCGCTGTTCGTGCTGTTGCAGGATAACGGCCTTATCGAGAATCTCGACGATTTCAAGGAGAATCTGGTGGTCGAGCGGGACACGTCGGACAGGAACCGAATTAATGCACTCCTGCCAGCCGACTGCGTAAACCAATTCAGGATCATCGCGGCGCTTCTACAATTTATCCTGTGAGTTGCGCCATAAATTAGTCTATCTGAGGACATATACTCTAAGGGGGAATAGATGAGCGACGAAAAAAAGATTACCGGACGGGTTGAGATTTTCGTCAATGGGATGCTCCTGCTTAACAAAGCAGGAGCACGGATCACCGGATTGGGTCGATCGGGGCAGCCTGCAGTCGAGCGAAGACCGGTGATGGGCGATACGGGGATCCATGGATATACCGAGGACCCGATCGCTGCGATGTGTGAGGTGACGATCACCGACCGCAAGGACATCCTGCTTGACGACCTGATGAACATCAACGGAGACGGAACGATCGTCTATCAGGCAGCAGGAGGGCAGGGGAAGAAGTACGTCATGGATCAGGCAACGTGTCTGCTCAACGCAGAACTGACAGCGGGGGATGGTGAGGTTACGCTCCGCTATGCAGGTATGCGCTGGACGGAAATGGTTTAAAGCGGGCTTATCATGGCTAAAACGGAGTATAACCTTAAAAACCCGATCAAAATAGGTGACAAAGCGACCGGGGGCGAGATCGTGGTCTCCCGCGTGATGATCGAGAAGTTCAAGGCAAAGCATTTCGGGGAGATGCCAGACGATTTTTTGACTCAGGCAGTGAATGGATTACGTCCAAAGGACTTTGTGCCGATTGCAGCCGCCGTCACGGGACTCGATCGTGGTACGGTGGGAGAGATGTCAGTTGACGATATCACCGAGATTGTGAGGCGGTCGGAAGCTTTTTTATCGGATTCCCCGGAGACTGGCGACACGCGATCTGGATAATTGCGCGGGAATTTCATTTCTCGGATCGAGAGATATGGGAGATGGATGTCTCGAAATTATCCTTCTGGCTCCGGGGAGCCTATGAATTTCGCATGAAACGAACGGAAGTTGAGGATGGCCCAGGAATTTGATCTCAGCGCAATATTCCGTGTAATCAACCAGGCGTCTGGTCCCCTGCGGAGGATCAGGTCCGATTTCTCCGCGTTGTCTCCGGGGTTGAAGACCATCGGGCGTGATTTTATGGATCTCAACCAGCGGAGCGCGAGCTTCTTCTCGGGAATCGCGAAGTGGACAAAGCGTGGGGTGATCGCAATAACGGGCTTCGGGATCGCGGCGACCTACGCGCTTATGCGATATTCACAGATGGCCGACACCATCGCGAAGACTGCGGACAAACTTGGGTTGAGTACCGATAAGCTACAGGAATGGCGATTCGCGGCTGATCAATCGGGTATTGCCACAGAGGCGTTCGACAC